ACACCAAACGATTGTGCATGGCGCCATCGAATGAACGACGACGCGGGACAGCCTTGGGCTTGCCTTTGAACCAGTCACGAATTCCCATTATTTGCCCCCAAATCGTACATACACGGCGCGGCCGCTGTCCAAACCTTGCGCCATGCGCTTGCGTCGCGTTTCGCGCGCCACGTCAGCCTTCAGCTTGGTTTCCAAGGCGATCAAATCGGCCATGGGCATTTTCTTCAGCGAACGGTTGCCGATGCTGTATTCCTGAACGCTGCCGCCCTCGATGCGCGCACGCATTTCGCCGCGGATGGCATCCAGGTCTTTTTCAAATTGGGTGCGGCCGTCGAACGCGCCGCTGGTCACGGCCACGTTGGCTTGCACTTCCATGCTGCCGGTGTTGACCGTGAAGCGCTCACTGCCAGCGGTCACGTAGTCCTGGAACCAGACTGTGCCTGTGCCAAGTGTGGCCGATTGCGTGGCGCTGATGACGAAGTCCCAGCCACCGCCAGCAGCTGCTGATCCGACGATGTTCAGCGCATCAGCATCACTTCGGTGACGGATGGAAACCGTGCGCGTCCAGCTTGCGCTGTTGTAGTCGGGCGTGGCTGGTTCCGACCACTTGACAGTGTCGCCAGCGAAGATCAGGGCAGGGACGTTCATGGTTTACCAGTTCGTCATAAAGTTGTTTCGCGCTATTTTAGCCTGTCTGCGCCTATTCTGGGGTTCAGGTGGCTTTTCTGCCTCTTGTTTTGGCGTGACATTCAATGACTTTTCGAACTGATCCCAGATGGTCCGACGGTTGAAACGCGTGTAAAGCCACTGCAATGCGGCGTAGCCGTAGACCAAAGTGTCCAGTGCTTCGTTGCGTGCGCCGGACTTTTTGACCCACTCGCGTACGGGAAAACCCTTGACGTATTTCGTGATCTGCTTTTCCGCGGTCAGCTGGTCGAAGTAGTCTTTGGGCAGCTCCGCATGGAAGTGCAGGAACCCTGGGCCGGCTTCGTTTAGCTTCAGGCGTGCGAACACGGTCGACTTGATGGTGTCCGTACCGACTGGGTAGACCTCGGCGCCAGACTTGATGGTGCGGCCCTTCCAGTTCAGATCGACCTTGCTGGGTTTGCCGATGGGCTGCTTGCCGCGTTGCGACTGACCCTTGATGGCGAACACGTTGTGCGCACGACGGTCGCGTGCGTAGGCGTAGACCTCGCTGGTGAAGTGGCCGCCACTGTCGATGGCCGTCGCCGCGATCTTCATGGGTTGCGCCAGCTCATGCGCCACCGGCTTCAGCACCACTTCGTCCAGCTGCGCCCACAGCTTCGGCTGCGACGGGTCGCCGTAGATCTCCATGTGGTCGATGATCCAGCCTTCCTCGTCGCGGCCCCAGCCCCACAGCGACACCGCCAGCCGGTTGTCCTGCACGTCGACCGAACAGGTGACGGCCAGCGTGCGCGCCGGCGCAACGCCTGGCGTGTAGAACTCGACGCGGTTTTTCAGGTCGTCAGCGCCCAGCTTGGCGCTGTAGTCGTCTTCCCACGTCTCTCCCAGCACCGTGTTGACAAACGTTTTCAGCAGCGACGGGTCGCCCTTGGCCTGCATGAACTCGGCCGCGATCTCTGACCACGACTTCCAGCCCAGCGGCGAATACAGCGACGACAGGTGGAAACCCACCGTCTTTCCGTCACCAAGTGCAGTCGCACGCCATTGGCCATTGGCCAGCATGTCGGCTTTGTGGCGTTCCTCGATCAGCGTGCCGCAGTCCTCGCAGGCATAGGCCGCAGTCTGCGGGTCGTCGTTGTCCCACTTCAGGTTTTTCCACTGAAGCCATTGGCTGTGATCGCAATGCGGGCACGCCACGAAATACTTGCGCTGGTCGCTGCGCAGGTATTCGCGCTCGATGCGCGACACGTCTTTCACGGTTGGCGTGCTGCACATGTAGACCTTGCGCCGTGCGAACGTGGTCGTGCGCTTTTCCGCCAGCTGGATCGGGTCGCCTTCGCCATCCACGTCCAGCGGGTAGGCGTCGATCTCGTCCAGGAACAGGTAGCGCACTGGCATCGACCGCAGGCCGGCCGCGCTGTTGGCGCCGCTGATGATCAGCACGCCGCCGTCGAACTCTTTGGTCATCATGCTGTTGGACGCGTCGCGGCTTGAATTGTTGGCGATGCGTTCATGCAGGATCGGCGTTTCCTCGATCATGGGCGCCAGTCGCTGTTTGCTGAAGCGCTTGGCCGTGTCGACCGTCGGCTGCACCAGCAGCATTGGACCAGGCGCGTGATGGATCACGAAGCCCAGCCAGTTGTTTCCAGTCTCGGACTTGCCCACCTGGGCGCCGGCCATGAACACCACGCGCTGCGCTGGGCTGCTTGGCGACATTTCGTCCATGATCTCGCGCAGGTACGGCGTGCGCTCGGTGCGCCAGCGGCCAGGCTCGGCCGACGCTTTCTGCGACAGCATGCGGTTGGCATCTGCCCACGTGCTGACCGTGTAGTCAGGATCTGGTCGCAGGCCGTTGGCGAACGCCGTGCGGTAAACGATGGCGCCGTCCATCAGTCGAACTTCAAGTCTTCAAGCGCACGGCGGATCTCTTTGGTCAGCATCTGATGCACTTTGAATTGGTTTGTCTCTGCGGCCAGCACGCCGGCCACACGGTCAGGCAGGTTCAGCAGGGCGTCACGCACCTGCCTGGCTGCCTTGAATGATTCGCGCTGGACCACGTCAGCTTCCACCAGCTTGCCTTCGCGCTGTTCCAGTTCCAGTTCCGCCAGGCGCATCTTGAACTGTTCGTGCTTGGCGCGGGCCTCGGCGTAGGTCATCGGCGTGTCGTCCGAATCGACGTTTTCCACCGATGTGTCGATCTCAGGCTTGCGTTTCGACACGTGTGCCGCGGCGCCAGTCAGGCTGTCGGTGTTCTCTGCCCACTCTTTGTCGGCAGCCTCGACGTCGATCAGGTAACGGCCAGACGGTTTGGCAGTGACGGACTTGACCAAACGGCCAGATTTAATGGCCGCTAAGACCGCCTGCAGCGTGACTTTGCGGTGTTTAGCGTAGTGACTTGGTGGGATCATTGGTGAAATAGGTTAGTAACCACTCACTAGCGATAGATCGCGCGAGCGAATGACCCACGACACCCACCCCCTCAAAAGGGACCCGCGTTTTTCTGTGGTGTAGAAACAACACATCATCGCGCTGTCTTCAGTGCATAGGCCCACGCATCGCGCAGGTTCTGTTCGAACTGTGCGCTGACTACCTTGCCGCCGATGGATGTCATGTCGAAGCGCTTTTTGTACTGCGGCTGCTGTGCGAATACCATCAGTGCTTCGATGCGTTTGTTGTTGTTGACGCGGGCGTAGATGCCTGGGCTGCGGCCTGATCCTTTGGGCTGGCCAATGAAGTACCGACCAGCCTTGCCGCTTGTGTTCAGGTCTGCAGTGATGCGCTTGATCTGTGCAAGGCTCACACCACCGAAGCTGTCGCGCTTGATGTTGCCCGTGGGCACCAAGGCTTGCGCACGCACGCCACTGACCTTGCTTGCCATGGCCTCGAACTTCTTTTCGAAGCCCTTGATGCGTCGGCCACCGCCTTGCACTTCGAACTTCAGGTATCTGGCCTGCTTGTCCTTGGCAAACACGAATGCCGTCAGGTTGCGGCGCTCTGCTTTCTGGAACACGAACGCGCTGCGTGTGAACGCATTGGGCCTGTCGAACGATGTGGTGGTGGCCGCGTTCATTTCCTTGCGCACCGCCATGGCTGTGTTGGTCAGGGCCTTGGCAATGGCGAATGGGGCCTGCCTGCTGGTGAACTGTTCCAGCTTTGGCAGTATGGCCTTGATGTTGGATTCGACTGTGATCTGCATGGTTTGAATGATAGCGCCAGGTTGGAATTGGCGCTGATGTGTTTTCCGTGAATGTTAGTGACCACTAACTTTGATCAGTGACACCTGTGACACGTGTGACACCATGACACCGATTTCCATATAGCGCAGGTGTTTACGCGTGCGCCCATTTACGCCCTTTTCCCCTCTTGTATTCCTATCATATATAAAAGGTGTCATAGGTGTCATAGGTGTCATGAAGCCAGTGTTTATGCGGGTTTAGCCAGTGACACCTACAAATCGTAGGTGTCATAGGTGTCACTAAAACGGCTGATCGTGCCCCTGTAAGTATTTCGGCGGGACCAAAAGCTGCCTGGTGCTGCCGGTTCGTTTGGCTTTGTTGCCGTTCATTTTTCGCAGGATGTAGCCGCAATGTGTCACGTCGGCTTTGCTTGGTCGCTCCATGCCGATGGCCAGCAGCACATCGGTGGCTGACTTCCAGACCCAGAATTCAGTCGGTGCGGCCCAGTCCAGCTGGCTGTTGATCCTGTCTTCGATTGGGTCGCGCACCTCGAAATCGCTGTTGTGGTGGTTCAGTGCGTCCATTTCCTCTGGCAGTAGGAACCAGCCTTCGCCTTGCTTGAACAGCTCGTACACCTCGGCCCAAACCTGTTGCATGTCCAGATTGTGGCTGTGGTCGATGTGTTCGCACTCGATGGTCCAGTAGCGTCGGTTGCCGGTCGGATCGTGCAGGAATTCACGCGGGTTCACACTGGCAAAGAACACGGTGCGCCGTGCGTATTCGCTTTCCTTGCGGGCGTAGGCTCGACGCAGGACGTCGCGGTCACGGGTCAGAAACGCTTTAAGTGCGGCGATGTCTGACTTGCGGAACGTGGCATCCAGTTCGCCCAGCTCCACCAGCCAGAAACTGCACGCCTGCTTCACGCTGTCTTTGTCGTCAGGTCGCAGCATCATGCCGTCCTGCGCCAGTCGGGTGCTGTCTGGCACCAGTGACTTAAACCACTTGGTCTTGCCCAGGTATTGGTCACCCTGCAGCACCAGCACGCCGTGTGCGCTGGCGCCCTCTGGCCGGAATGCAGCGGCAATGGCTGACAGCATCCAGCGCTTGATCAAGGTTTCTTTAAGTGCCTGGGTGTCGCCCTTGGCTGTGATCGTTTTGTAGAAGTCCTGCAGCCTTGGCTGGCCGTCCCATGGCTTGCTGGTCACGTATTGGATGGCTGGGTTGTATAGGTTCTGGTCCGCCAGGAACGTCAGGAAATCGCCCACCTTGTCGGTCGGGTAGTTGAACTTGGCGCACTCGGACATGATCCACGCCAGGCTTGCGTTGGCCTGGTTGTCGACGCTGAAGCTGGCGCCTGGGATGGTCAGTTCTTCTTCTTTCTTGATGACGTTGTAGCGCACAGTGATGCCAAGGCGCTGCAGGATCACGTGCAGGTTGTTGATGGTCGACAGCGGTTTTCCGCGGGCGCCACGATCTGGCAGTGTCATGTCCATCACGCTGTTGTCGTTGGCCACCACCACGTCGCGCACAGCCTCGATGCCGTCGGCCACAGCCACGTCGTTCCAGTCTCCGGCAATGTCCGGCACGACCACCTTTGCACCGACTGATTCGGCTGCCTTGGTGGCCTTGGTCACGCCTGGGTTGCCCTTGGTGTTCACGTCGTTGTCCGCCCAGATCTCGATGGCGATGTGCGCGGGCAGGCGCTTGCGAATGGCATCACAGACCGGTTGCAGGTTGCCGGCGTCAAACGCCACCGCCACTGGGCAGCCGTGCGCCATGTGCAGGCTTGCGCCGGTCGCGTAGCCCTCGGCAACGATGACGCGGTCGACGGGTGCGCCGCCGATCTTGTAGTAGCAGCCGCGCTTCATGCCGCCTTTCAGGAACAGTTTGTTGCCATCGGCGTCGATGAACTGCAGCGACTGCATGACGCCGTCGGGTGACGTGACAGGCAGCACCAAACTGCCGCGGCTCTCACGCAGGCCGAACGACTTGATCTGCTTGCGCACCAGGTACGGGTGATTGTCGTTCGCCGGTGGTGATGCTTCCCAGATCGACGCTGCACGTTCGCGTGCCTCTGCGCGGATCTGCTCTTGCTCGGCTTCGCGCTGGCGCTTGGTTTCTTCCATGCGCTGGGCGTATTGGCGCCGTTCGTCGGGCGTAAATTCTTGTTCTGACTTGCCGCACCAGCTGCCGCTGATGTCGTGTTTCCAGCTGCCGAATGCGCCGGCCGGCACGCCGTCACCGTGCAGGACATACCAGCCGTTGTTCGTGCGTGGCTTGTCGCCTTCAAGCTGGACGCGGTGGATCTTGCCGTCGTCGATGATGTCGTCGTCAGTGCGCAGCCCAGCTGCAGCCATCGCGTCGCGTAATTGTTCGATGTGGTTGGTCATTTGTCTGACCCCACGACGGTGGTGTAGCGCAGTTGTCTGTCGCGGGCTTCCATGATGGCCGCCAGTGCGACGACCTCGGCAGCGGTGAAGTCACGGACACGATGTTCCAGCAGGATGCGCTTGGCCAGGTCCACGTATTCGTGGACGATGTGCGCGACTTCTTGCTGGGTTGGTTTGTTGGCCATGTCGCGGATGCGCGACTGAAATGGCAATGATGCTGGGGAAAGATCTTCGGATGACATACGAACCTTGGTTGCGCGCTACATTGAAAACAGACAGGCCGCGCTGCAAAGCCTGTCTGCGTGTAAATCATAACTCCGTTTTTACCTGCTTCAGCAGTGACCGAATCGCCCAAGCCACTGCGCCTGGCACTTTAGTGTAGCCCTTGCGCCAGTTGATGATGGTCTGGTCACTGACACCGAAGATGCCTTCCAGATCACGGTTTTTCATTTTCAGCACCGCCTGTGCGCGGACAAATTCATGCGATGTCATGCTGGCCCCTTGATACCGTGGGCGGCTTCGATTGCTCTGGCAAAGGCAAACAGTTCGGCTTTTTCATCAGTGCCAAGTAGGTTTAGATGCCAACGTGAGCCAATAATGTTTAGCTGCTTATCCGTCAGCGGCTTGCGCTGCGCGTCTGCCTTGCCCAGCTCGTAGCAGTTGAGCGCCAGGTGCAGCGTGTTGTCGTTGGCGCCGGCCGCCTTCAGGTCGATGATCAATTCTTGCAGCGTCATTCGTTGCCCCTCAAAAAGTAAGCCGCGACTGCCAGCAGCACGGCAATGGTGACGAAGCCGCTGGCCATCACGACGCCGATCATTGTGAATAGACTGGTCATGCTTGCCCCTTGCGCAGCTTTGGCAATGGCGCCCAATGCGTATAAAAAGTCTCTTTGCCATTGAACTGGCCGTAAAGCGCCACGCCACCACGACCCAGCAGCTGGACCTTGACGCCGCGTGGGCATGTGTCGATTGGCTGCCAAAAGTAGTTGTGGTCCACGGCTGCCGTGCCGGTGCTGTCTATTTGGGCGCTCATTTCCCAGCTCTCTTTCGTTTCATTTCCGCGATCTGTTCCCGCGCTTCGCGCAAGTAATCGACCTCGGTGATTGGTTGCCGTTTGGCGTATGTGACCGGCCGTGGTCGTCTGATGCGAATGCGTTTTGGCTTTGGCGGGTCTTTTGGCCACGCCACACCAGCCGCGATGATCGTTTTCATACATCGTCGTCTTTCTCGACCGGCTCGACACCGCTGCCGTGGCACTTGTAGCAATTCGACCCGTCGTACATACCCTCGCCGGAACCGCTGCATCCTGTGCAGATCTCGTCTTCGTCGTCTTCGTCAGGCTCCATGGTGATGGGAAGTTCTTTGCCGCCAAACGTCGCCGCCCAGTTGTCTGCGAATGTGTTGGTGTCCACGCTCAGTGGGCGTGGTGCTGATCCTTTGCCGCCGTCGCTCATTTTGTTTCCTCAATAATTGTGCATTGCGTGCCAGCCCATTGACCGCTGCGAATCCACGTTTCGTTGTCAAGTTTTCGATACACCGCGCCGTCGATGCAGGTGTACTCGCGGCACCCAACCATCAGCAGCGCTGCAATGATGACCAGTGCTTTCATGCTTTCCCCTCGATCAGCTCAGTGGCGATCTGGTACAGCACGGTGAAGTGGTTTTGGCCCGTTTCCCAAGCGCCGCGTTCTTCCAGCATCTTGTCCAGTTTCTTTTGCGCGGGTGTGCGCGTGTCTTCAAACAGCACGGCGCTGCTTTCTTGTTCGGTTGCGTATGGGTCTGTCATATGTGTCATGGCATTAACTCGCTTTCGACAATGCGCATAAGTTGCACAGCGACTTCGCCTTCCTTGCCGTTGTCTCTTGCTGCGTTCTTCAGCCAACGCCAGCAGAGCGTATCGACTTCACTTTCGTCGTCGCAATTTGCCAGCAGCACCTTAAATTCTTCGATGTTCATATCTTCCTAGCTCCCCCAGATTTCACGATGTTGGCCACCTTCTTGATGGCCGTTTCCAGTTGTTTGACGTTCACGGCTTCCAGCTGCGCGTCGTGGATCTCCATGCCCCAGTTGATCGCTGTCAGCTCTGGGCCGTTGCAGATGAACTTGTCGCCAAGCTCGACGCCGCGTCTGGCCATTGCCTTCAGCGCGTCCTGGCCTTCACGGATCTGCGCTCGGTAGGCTTCACCGACGTTTTGCAGGGTCAGCGCTTCGGCCATGTTCAGGGCGGCCACCACGGTGTCGATGTCACCGCGTGTTCCTTTACCCTGGGCGATGGACGCCAGCGCGTCGTGGTTTCGGATGCGCAGGATCACCAGCGCGTCGTCGATCTCGGCCAGTGGCTTCAGACCGACGCTGACGTGCGCCATGGTGTCCACGATCACGCCGCGTGGTCGGTACTTGCTGCGCTTGCGGGTCATAGGTATGCCCGCGCTACAGCGGCCAAATACACGCCGGCAAAGATGCCGAACGCAAACGCCACAGTCAGGTAGTAGGCGGCTTCGATCTTGGTGACGGTGATCATTTCGCCCCCGCCTTACTGAAGTAATAGAACGCCTTGGGTGCCAGGCTGCGTTCGTCCACCATGGCCATCTGCACGCCGTCTTTGCGTTTTTTGTTGACGACGCCAGACTGTGTGCGTGCGTTCATGGCATCGCGGTCCATGCCCTTGGTGTCGATCTTGTAGATCGGGTTTTTAATGTCGAATGCGTTGGTCATACGGTGCCCACTCTGTAGATCGACACAGCGATGACCAAAGCAAAGAACACCACCACCAGCGCGGCGATGACCTTGATGGCGTCGAATATGAATCCGACCATGTCGAAGAATTTTTCTTTCATGTGTTGCTTTCAGTTTGTTGTTGGTGGCGCTTGCGCTCGGCCTTAGTGCCGGCCGTAAAGCCTGACAGCACGCCAGCGCACGCTGCGTCTTTCAGCATGCGCGCCAGGTGTAGTTTGTTGATCATGTGGCTGGTTTCTTGTTGCAGCAGCTTGGCCACGATGTGGTCGATGTCAGCGCGCAGGTTTGGGTCCATGATTGGCATGTTCAACCCCACAGGTGGCAAACCAAGAAACCGGCAGCAAATGCCAGCGTCATGTGGACCCAGTATTCGGTCTGCACAGCAACGTCTGATCGGTGGCCTTCCATCCATTCCCAGCGCTGACGGGCTTCGACAGCGTGAACGGTGTTTGGGTACGCTTCCTGCAAGGTGCGTGGGTATTTGCGAGTGGTGTTGTTGATCACGATGGATTCTCCTGGTTGGTGGCCAGCGACGTGCTGTCCATAACCTGAAGTATGCCAAAGATTTTGGGTATTTATCTAAGTACAAACCCTGAGTGTTGTGTAATCGCAACAGCTTCACCAGGTGATCTTGCAATTCCTGCCATTCCGCCGGCCTTCAATACTTGCGCGATGAAGTTGACCTGGTGTTCTGTCGGCCGTCCATTGGCCGTTTTTACTTCGCAGGCGGTGAACACGGCCACCTTGCGGCCCACCATGTCGGGTGTGATGACCACTGGCGTCCAGCCGATCAGATCGCTGCCGCCTGGGTTGCCGACGCCGTACTGGATGAACCGGCCGGTCTTTGGGTCTTTGTATGCTCCGACGTTGTTGCGGTGCATGACAGAACCGGCCTGCGATAACGCAAGCCGGATCTGCTGCTGGATGGCGGCTTCGCTCATGTCGGTGTGTTCACTTCGATCAGCTTGGCCAGGTAGTGCTGCGCCTTGCGCAGATCGTCGATGCCGCCTTTGTCTTTCCAGCGGCTCACGTACTTGACGACGTTGCCTTCCAGATAGCCAAGGTCATTGCTGACGATGTAGTCCCAAGGCTGGATGGCCTTTGACTTGTAGTGGTCGCCGGCGACCTGAATTTCGTTTGCTTTGCTCATGGTGTTGGTGGGGTACTCACAGCACTGTAGCTGTTGGCGAAATTGCCGCTGCTTTCCCCCGTGAACTTAGAACGGGATGTCGTCGTCTGGGATCTGTGCTTGCGGCGCTGGACGCTGTGCAGGCGCTTGGCGTGGTGCAGCAGCTGGTGCAGCTTGCTGGCCGTCCTGGCGTGGCTCGAACAGCGAACAGATCACACGGTCTTTGCCTGGTTCGCGTGGTGCGGCTGCCAGGTTCACCATGGGGTCCAGCAACAGGAACGGGCCGTTGTCGCCTTGCATGACCGCGCCGATGTTCATGTATCGGTTTTTGGTCTGGCCTTGGTTGTCTTGGTAGCTGCCGGTTTTGACAGCGATGTCGTATTTTTTCGTGATAGCCATAATGGTCCTCGATTGATTGATTAAAAAATCCACGTCTTTCCGTGGTGTCAGCTAGCGCACGACGCGAAAGGAGTTTCGCCGTCACCAGCAGCCGGTGTTACGCGCCACCGCCGGCTGGGCGTACCCCTTTTTCAAGCTGTCGTGCGTTCCACAGGGCTGTGATTCTATTTTGCAAAACGGCCAATGCGGCTTCCCCGCGGATTTCTTTGATGCCTTTGACCCATTTGCCTGTGTAGGTGTTGTTGTAGCCCCACAAATATCGCCGGCGCCGTGCCAGTGGCATGGCCAGAACGGCGCTGGCCTCGCATTCCAGCATCCAGTCGGATGACCAGGTGCAGGTTTCGCGGCCGTCGTGCATCAGCACGCGCATGTGGTTGCATTGCGGGTAGCAGGTCATAGGCCCAGCACCTTTGCGCCCTTGATGCGCAGCTGCTGATACACCCAGCCGATTTTGTAGCCGCGTTCCTCTGCGATGCGCTTCAGATCCTCGATGCTGCGTGCCTTGCCGACCTCTTGGCGCTTCTCTCGCTTGATGGCGGTGATCTCGGCCAGCTCACCGTCAGTCTGTGCGACCACCTTGGGCTTGGCCACGTGGACATGGCCGCAGTTCGGGCACTCAACCTGCGGCTTAAACACGAAGTAGCAGCGTTCACACTGGCGCACCGCCTCGACGGCGTCTGCGTTGCGTTTGTTGCGTTTGGCGCCATCCAGCGACCATTCGCGTGGCTCGGTTGGCAGGCCATGGTTCAGCGCGTTGCCGGCGTGGTCCAGCACGATACAGTCGGTCTTGCCTGGGTGCAGGCGCAGGCCGCGGCCAACGCTTTGCAGGTACTTGGTCACGGACTTGGTGGGCGCCAGCAGGATGATGCAGCTGACCGCTGGGCAGTCGACGCCGGCCACCCACAGCTGGCAGTTCACCACCACGTCGATGCGGCCGGCTGCCAGGTCCACCAGTGCGGCGTCACGGTCTGTCTGGTCGCTGCTGCCGCTGATCGCCACGGCTCGGTAGCCGGCGCCGTTGAACATGGCCGCCGTGTCTTCGGCGTGCTTCACCGATGTGCAGAACACCACCGTCGGCCGGCCGTGCGCCAGCTTGCGGTAGTGGTCCACCGCGTTTCCGGTGATCTTGGGTTTGTTCATCGCCGTGGCCAGCTGGCCTTGCGCATAGTCGCCAGCGATGGTGGCCACGCCTGTCAGATCGGGCGTGCTTGGCGCGAAGTAGCGAATGGGCACCAGCATGCCCATGTCGATCAGATCTTGCGTGCCGCACGTCTGCACGATGGTGTCGGCCACCTCGCGCATGCCGCGGCCGTCCAGGCGCACCGGCGTCGCTGTCAGGTGCAGCAGCAGCGGGTTGCCGCAGTCTTCGATCACTTGGCGGTAGGTGCTGGCCACTGCCAGGTGGGCTTCGTCAATGACGATCAGGTGCGGCTTGCGGTGCATGCCAAGGCGGCGGGCGGCGGTCTGAACGCTCACCACCTGCACCTGGCTGAACGGGTCGCATTGCCGGTTCGCCATGATGAAGCTGTGGGCGATGCCTTCGGTGGTCAGCTTGGCGCTGGTGGCCGTCAAAATCTCGCGCAGATGCGCCATGAACCAGACGGTGTGGCCACGGCTCACGGCCGACCGGATGATGGTGGCCGCTGTGTGGGTCTTGCCGCTGCCGGTGGGCGCGCAAAGGATCGGCGCTCGGTAGCCTTCGCGGTAGGCGTTGCGCAGCTGCTCGATGGCTTCAGTTTGGTAGGCGCGCAGCGTCACATCGGCCCCCACATCGTGAAGCCGAACCAGACGATGCGTGCCCATGTGCCAATGGCCAGCGCAATGCAGGCGGCCGACAGTAACGTGGTGATGAAGTTCATGCGTGCGCCCTCGCTTTCAGGCGTTGGGCTGCATCGATGACACGTTCCCAGGTGCGGGTGGTCGGCTGCGCGGCGCCGGTTTTCCAGCGGTGCAGCGTGGTGTTGCTGATCCCTGCTTCTCTCAGGATGTCATTGGGTTTCACGCGGCAGGTGACCGCGATTTCACAGACTTTCCAGTAGTAGTCATTGTTTTTCATTGGATTCAGTATTGCTAAAAGTTGTTGCAGAATAGCATCATAATCCACGGTTCTGCATCTTGGGGTTGTTTTTCAGGTAATAATCTGCACCCACGGTGATCTTCCGTGAACTTTGAAAGGATAGGCAATAAATGAAAACCGGAATCTACTCTGGGATCTCGAACGACGACTATCACGGCGGTGTTGGGATCTCTAAATCTGGCCTCGATGTGCTTGCGCGTTCGCCGCTGCACTACTGGTCCAAGTACCTCGACCCGAACCGCGAACGCAAAGAACCGACGCCGGCGATGAAGCTGGGCACGGCCATTCACACCGCGGTGCTGGAACCCGACGAATTCACCAAGCGCCACATGGTCGCGCCACAGGTCGACCGCCGCACCAAGGATGGCAAAGCCACCTGGGAACAGTTCGTGGCTGACGCCGAAGCGGCCGGTGCGGATCTGATCAGCGCTGACGACTTCGCCACGTGCCAGTCCATCAGCCGCCAGGTGCGCGAACACCCGACAGCGCGCAAAGTATTCGCCAACGGCACGCCAGAATTGTCAGCCTACTGGACCGACAAAGAAACCGGCCTGCTGTGCAAGTGCCGCCCTGACTGGCTTGGCCTGCCGCTGATCGTGGACCTGAAGTCGACCGAAGACGCCAGCGCTGAAGGCTTTGCCAAGTCGGCATGGAATTTCCGCTACTGGGTGCAGGCCGCCTGGTACGTCGACGGCATCGAACAGGCCACAGGCCAGCGTACTGATGCGTTCGTGTTCGCGGCGTTTGAAAAGTCGGCGCCCTATGCCTGCGCGTTCTACTTTGCGGACGAAGCCATGCTGGACATGGGCCGCCGTGAATATCGCCGCCTGCTGCGCATCCTAGCCGACTGCACGGCTGCTGATCGTTGGCCAGGTTACACCACCGACGTGATGCCGCTGGGCGTGCCAGCGTGGGCGCTGAAGGCGGCAAACGACAACGCGCAGGTGGCGGCATGAAAGTCTTGGTCGCCTGCGAATACTCTGGACGCGTCCGTGACGCGTTCCTCGCGCTTGGCCATGACGCCATGTCGTGTGACCTGCTGCCGACCGAAACGCCTGGGCCGCATTACCACGGCGACCTGTTCGACGTGATCGACTACCCGTGGGATTTGGCCATCATGCACCCGCCATGCACGCACCTAAGTGTGTCTGGCAGTCGCCACTTCGCTGCGAAGCGCATGGATGGCCGCCAGCAGTCTGCGGTCAGTTTCTTTATGAAGCTGCAACGCAGCACGGCCCACATCCCGATGACGGCCACCGAAAACCCTGTCTGTGTCATGTCCAGCATGTGGCGCAAACCGGATCAGGTGATCCAGCCATGGATGTTCGGCCACGGCGAAACGAAGGCCACCTGCCTGTGGCTGAAAGGTCTGCCGGCGCTGGTGCCCACCAACGTCGTCGCCGGCCGTGAAGCTCGCATCCACAAAATGCCGCCAAGCGCTGACCGCTGGAAGCTGCGCAGCGAAACCTACCAAGGCATAGCCGACGCCATGGCCATGCAGTGGGGTGGTCTTGTTGCCGCCAACGACAACCGCGCAGCCACTCAGGTGGCCGCATGAAAACGCTGGTCCTGGCTTTAGCCATGCTGTCCGCGACCTCGGCGCACGCAGAGTTCTACGACGGCAACATGCTGCTGACACGCATGAAGGGTGACGCACTCGACCAAATGGCGGCCATGGGTTTCGTGGCTGGCGTTTGGGATTCCTACATGGGCGTGGTGATCTGCCCACCGCCGAACGTGTCGCTGAACCAAGCCCGCGACCTTACACGCCAGCTGCTCGAAAAGCTGCCGCACCGCCGCCACTTGGCAGCGTTTCGGTTTGTTCTTGCGGCCGGCGGCTCGAATTTCCCTTGTACTAAACCTGGCCAACCGGCCAAATTCTGAAAGAAAAAAATGTCATTCGAAATCATCCCAGCGAAGCGCCAAGGCGCACGCCTCTTGATCCAGTTGTCGGGTCCATCCGGTTCCGGCAAAACCTACACCGCGCTGCAGTTGGCGTTCGGCCTGGCCGGCAAAGACGCCAGCAAGGTGGTGCTAATCGACACCGAAAACCGCCGCGGTTCTCTGTACGCCGACATCCTGCCTGGCAAAGCGCAATTCAATAAATTGGACTTTTACGCGCCGTTCAGCCCAGACCGCTACATCGAAGCCATCGACGCTGCGTGCCGTGCTGGCGCCGAAGTCATCGTCATCGACAGCGTGACGCATGAATGGGAAAGCGAAGGCGGCTGCGAATGGATCGCCAACCAGACGCGCTTTCCAGACTGGAAACGTGCCAAGGCTCTGCACAAACGATTTATGACGCACATGCTGCAGTCGCCGGCGCACATCATTGCCTGCACCCGTGCGCGTGAAAAAGTCGACTTCACCGATCCGAAAAACCCCATCAAGCTCGGCATCCAGCCCATTCAGGAAAAGAACTTCAGTTATGAAGCCACCGTCAGCCTGATGATGCACAACCAGGGTTTCAGCCAGGACGTGCTGAAGTGCCCAGCAGAACTGCAGTCGGTGCTTGGCCGTGGTGAAGGTTACATCGGCGCCAAGGAAGGCCAGCAGCTGCGCAAGTGGGTGGACGGCGCCGAACAGGTGGACCCAGCCATCGAACACCACCGCGGTCTGTTGCTGAACGTGACAGAGCAAGGTTTGGCCGCGCTGCAGGCAGCATGGCTGGCCACGCCGGCCAATATCCGCAAGGTATTGGGCGATAACTTCAAAGATCAGCTGAAGGCTTCCGCGACGGCATTCGACGAAGGTCGCAAGGCTGCCGGTGCGACAGAAACGCCCAGTGCTATTGCCGCGCTCAATTCTGCTGTGACGGCGGTGGATAACGCCTCGCCGGTCGATGGCCACGATCAGCCTGAATACGTAAGCAATGTGACGGCTGGGGGTGTAAATGTCTTCTGACAACGGGGTCAACGAAATGCCGGCGAATACGCAGTACCTGACGCCATCCGAACTGGTTGCGCGTTACAAGCAGACCATCACCATTCGGACACTGGCGAACTGGCGCAGCACCGGCGAAGGCCCACGCTACACCAAGATCGGCGGGCGGGTGCTGTATCCAGCGCACGCAGTCGCTGAATGGGAAAACGCCAGAACGCTTGGGATGGCGCGAACCTAACCCTAAACCTTACCCGAATAAATTTGGCCCCTTCGCGGGGCCATTTTTTTCTCTGTGATTTCAGTGGTTTAGGTGGTGAGCGCTGTGGGGGTCGAACCCACGACCTACTGATTAAAAGTCAATCAAACCTGCATCATTGCGAATCACAGAATATCACGGCACCACCACGCAAACCACTGTTTTCTGTTGCAATTTTCCGCCGTGTCGGGTTAAGTGCCCAGACCTGCTGATGTTCTTCGGTTGGTGCAAACCTTACCCTAAACCTTACCCCACGGACTTCGCCATGCTCTCTGACAGACAGATCCAAGCAGCCATTCGGCGCTGCGACAGCGAAACGATTTTGAACGATGGCGGCAGCCACGGAACAGGCAGCCTGGTACTGGTGATCCGCAAGCTGAAGGACCAAACATCGGCGCAATGGGTTGGCCGCTGGTGGGTCGATGGAAAGCAGCGCAAGAAGTCGCTGGGCCGTTATCCAGACCTTGGGGCAGGGCAGGCGCGTGACGCATTCCGTGAACAGGTCAGCGCCGTGTTGGCTGCCGGCAAAAGCCCGCGGGTGGTTGTCGCCGTCACCGAACGCCCGACGGTCCAGCGGCTGTTCGATGCCTACTGCGACCGCATGGTGGCCGATGGTAAGTCCAGCGCCGCGCAGGTCCGCCACAGCTTGAACCAGGTCGCCGAATTCCTCGGCCAGAACCGCAACGCCGGCGACGTCGATTCGGCCGACGTGGCCGCGTTCCTCGCCATGGTGTACGGCCGCGGCGCTGCGGTGTATGCCGACCGGTTTCGGTCCTACATGTCAGCCGCGTTCAATTA